CGTCGCCTCCTGTGATCGAGCCTTCTCGAGCGAACAGGGCGCCAAAGATATTCGGTCTAACCGAATATCGCAGGCCATGCATCGTGGAATAGAGGTTGTTACGAAATACGCGATATGTCCGGATCGTTATCTGTCACGGCCTTCGGTACATCTAGAACTGCGAGTCTGAATGATCAACAACCTGGAGATTTGTCTATAAGTTTGAATGCATCGAAATCAAGCTCCCTATACGGTTCCTCTACCACTGTTCAAGTATCGGCGTTGTTTGGTCAGTATCTGATCCGCTATTGCTAACCGAATATAAAAGGTATGTTTAAAACTTATGTAGGAGATAACGATACGGGATGTGGGGCTGTCAGAGAGGCACATGGAGTATGTACAGTCGCAGAGCCCATGAATTACCCATTCGTGAGCGGAACAAGTACGCTCCCTAGCGTTTATTCAAGAGTTAACCTATCTGCGTCAAACTCCAGCTCAATTTTTAAGGATGGCGTGACCACCGTAAACGTTAACGCGCTCTATGGATTACACCTCATACGCGCGTATGAGGCATAAAGAACGCAAAGACTTCGGCTGGTTTGTGTCCGAGCTACCATAAATAGCGTTAGATTTTGATGCGTTAAAGTTTAAGTTCAGCCCTCTAATTCCATCGCTTGTACTAAATTTCACGTCGTAATTCGTGGAATCAAGAAAACATCCGGAATCCAACATGGGAAAATCGCCATAAATAAGACCGACGGTGTGACTTTTGCCTGTAATATTCGGTAATCCCGCTTCGACGTAGCTTCCCACCTCGGAAAGCGTTGTGGTTCCTTCGATAAAGCGGTGATGCAAGTTGGGCAAATTGAAATGTGCTTCGTCAGACGCGCCGAACTTAGTACCGATAACGCCGAATAGCTTTTGATACTGCGTTCTGAGCACTGAGGCGCCGTTTGCTAATAACCATCCATAAGGTACTTCACCGCCAAGATACGGAATAATCGAACCTACAGGACAGGCGCCGCCGCGCTGAATAAAAATTTGTAAAGCGCGTAAAAACTGACTTACAAGCGTTGTTTCGTCGGTAGGATTTACATCTTCATTAAGCTGATCTTTGATAAATTCGCCGACAGCGTGAGCGATGTTTGCGCCGCCAGCAATAGACGCGTTAATGTCGGAGGAAATAGCGATGCCGCTTACGAAGCCGCTAGTGCGAGAAGGCTTAGCCTGCCAAGAGGATACGGGAGTAACGTTAGGATTGGCGCCGGCACAAAAACTGAGGATGTTATTAGTAGCCATGAGAAAAACCCATAAAAAAGCCCCGCTGTTCGCGAGGCTGATGAGATAAATGAATGTTTAGTTTTCAAACGGGAAGAAGTGACCGGAATCAAACCCCTGGATCGAGGCCGTTTCATAGTCAAAACCGAAGTAAGGCACGTTGTCGACAATCTGCATGCCGACGCCTGCCGCCACGATGTCGATTAAGCGACGGCTTATGAGCTCCCAAGCGATGGGCGGCGTCTCCGCTTTCGTGAGATTGATCACCACGTGCATATTCTGCTGATCCTGGAAATCAAACAACTTTGCCGGGACACCGAAATATCCGAGAGCGGTATTTAAAAACTCGGGGACCGATTCGTTTTTGCCGTCGAATTTATTTGCGAGGATTTTCGTTTTAATCACTGCGCGATAAGTTTCGTCGTCCAGCGTCACCATGCCGTCGGACGGGTCAAATTGACCCTTCCACACACCTTTGTCGAAGCCGACGCCGTCGACGTCGTCCAGGGCAAAATAGACACCGACCAACTTCATGGGCAAGCGCCTGGAGATTCCGACACGCACGCCGACCGCGTCCAGTTGGACGCCTACAGCAGTGTCAACGTCAAAGTGCTTATAAAAAACCGACAAACGTTTTCTTGCTTCGTTCAGCGGCTCGGTCAGCTCATAAATAAATTGCTGGTATCGCGGCTTGTCAAAATGCGCTCCGGCGATCAGCTCGGTATAACGATTTGCATCGCTCATGTCTGCACCTCCACCGTTACGTTTTCCGGAGCACACGAAACCGCCTCATTCCACGCGATCGCGAGACTGGCGGCGGTCTGAGCTGTAGCCGAGCGGCCAAGCGTGATGGCCTCGACGCCAAAGCGCTCGTCCACGATCCCGGCATCGGTTTTTACTGCACTGGCAAGAACCCGGGCAATGTTTACCGATTCGCCGATGTCCAGGGAGTTGATGTAAGCGACGATCCGAGCCTTGATTTCGTCCTCCGCACTGGAAAGATAATCCGCGGCAGGCGAGATCGTGAGTTTGCAATAGGCTGGCACAACCGTAGGACGCGAGAACCTAATCGTATTAGGGAAGCCATAAGTGTCCAGATAGTTGTACGACGTGGAGCCATATGTTCCGACACCTTCACCCTTCTTTAAGAAAATCGTTTTTGCAATATCGGCCACTTCCCCGCCGTCGACGATCATCGCGATCGAATGTCCGGGGACGCCTTCCGATGTCGGAGTACCGCCATCGTTTTTAATACCGCTCACACGTCTTACTCCGACCGTGGTCAGCAGACTGCCGATAATGCCCTCCCATAGCGAAACACTGGGGAGCGCTGTCGATTTCGACTGCTGCACTCGAAGCTCGAGGTCGGTTTGCACCGGCGCCCCGGGCTCGGCCGCGAGAATATTTTCCACAGTTTGCCAGCCGAGCGTCGGGGTTCCGATACGATTGACAGTCCCGGCAGGTGCCCGAATGTTTCCTTCTTCTGCAGCAATTGCCGTTACAGTGATTTCGCCAGCTGGTGGAACCACAACGTCGGCGGGCAAATTCCATTTGTTCTCCGCCTCATCCAGGGCCATGCCGTTGACGATATGCGTCCCGGCCTGGCCAACGATCCGAAGATCAACCTGGGAGTGTGATGCGGCCTGCCGCGTGATGCCGTTGACCTTGACCGCAGAATCCAGCGCCACGCCCTTCGCCGTGGTTGGGTTGTATGCGTTATAAACCGCGATCGCCTGAGCGTTCACGTCAGAGATAGCAGCCGCCACAATGCCGACCATCTGGCCGTCCTGGGTGTCAGCGTCCAGATTGATGTCATCACCAAAAATGGCACGCATGCGGCCCTTTAGGTACTCGTAAATTTCTTCATAGGACGGAGCTGAGATACCTGTCTCGGTAACTAAAAAAACCGGATCATCAATCATGTAATTTCTCCGTTAATGCTCGCCGGACCGTAGTCCGTACTGAGCTTGACCTGTACGGTCAGGCGCCGGGTATTCGGGTCAAGCACAGCCTCAAACTCGTCAATTTGCTGAACGCCCGGGGTTTCCAAAATGCGGCTTTTGATTACGAGATCAGCCGCGCTTTGCTTGCCTAAAATCTGCTGCAGATAGGGCGTTCCCTCATCGGTGTCGATAAACCACTGCCCTTGCCAAAGCGCGAGGCGTGTCCGGACATTTTGCGCGACGGCTTCGGGCGTGTTGACTAAATAATCGTTTGCATTGTGGCCGAAGCAAATATCGCCGTCGGCCGTTGTTCGCCTTACTCTCATTTATTTAGGCCCTCCCGTGTTACTGGAGCCTGTAGAAACACCGGAATGGACGTGCGACTTGAGACTGATACCTGCGGCAGTAACGTCTGCGTCGGTTTCCACGCCGCCCGCCATCTGCGCGGCTGCTCCTGCGGCATTGGTAAGCGGACCCTCGAGTTTGATCGCCGGGGCTTTAATGCTGGCGCCGGCAGATGCTTCAACCGTAAAATTTTTACACTTCACGGAAAAGTCCCCGGGTGTCTCGCATTTCACGTTATGACTGCCGGGATTGAGCTCAATGAAGGCCGCACCGTCGTCACTACGCAACTGCACAGCACTGGTGCTCACGCCGCTGATCTTTTGAGCCTGGGACCACGGGCCGGGAATAACGAAACCGTCCGATAGATCGTGCATTCTTGCTTCCGGAGGCGGTTGAATGCCTCCTAACTGCCACCAGTAATCGATTCCACGCGATGCGAAAACAACAAGGCACTCGTCCCCGGCCTTAATCGGGAACGTGAGACTGCAGCCGCCGCCGTGCGGAAACACGACAGGGCAGTCTAAGAGAAGCGGCATATTTACAAGCTGGATAGAGCCATCCTCCTGCGTGACGCGCCCTTTGATCGCCGGCTGAACTTCGCAGGTCAGCGCGCCCGCATCGAACTTCTGGATGATCCCCGGGAGTGCGGTCCATACTTGGGTTAAGCGGCTATTTGTAGCCTTCTCGGAGAATCGATTCGGGTCAAAAATTGTTGCGGTTGAATCCATAGCGCCCTCAGTTCGATGTGTATGTAAAAACAGATGGAGCAATCGGCCTGCTGGCTGAATTAACGCCCACGACGATCAAATTTGTGTACCAATCCTCCCCGCGCGTGTCGCCCACGTGCTCGCGGGAAATCACCTGATACACGCCATCCGCCGATAAGAATGCGTCCGTTACCGCCTGATTTTTCGTAACTGCGTCCTCCGACACTGTTGTGTCGTAATTGTTTCGCTGTACGGAGGCGTTATCGATTTGAATCTTGGCGCCGATCTCCAGGTTCGGATTAAGTAGCGCCTGGACGTCCAGGCCGTCCTCGTCAAGCGTGGGGCGGCCGATCAAACCGGTATCAGCGTTAAGGACGATCACCTTCTCATTCGGATCGTATGTCGGCGTTTTAGGAATGGCGACAAGGCCGTCAACGCCGTAGCCCCAATCAAAATTATTTGTATCGGCGATACCGTTCATGGCGTCGGTAGCCATCCGAAACATGACTTTTCCGCGCGGGAGCCTGGAATCCATGAATTGAATTTTTGGGAGCTGCTTACTGTCAACGCCCTTTTCTTTCATGGACGCGACGACCTTGTCAAAGATCTCGCGCTGAGAGGCACCCTTGGCAACCGAGACATTAACCACGGCATATTGCCTCGCCCTGTCGCCGGTAGCGGCTACCAGGCGCATGAAGGTTTCAGTTTCGCTCTCGCGGCCGACGGATTTCCACCATAGATCGCCTTGGAAAATAATGCCGTGATGGTTCTGATAGCCCGCCTCAATAATGACGCGCATGCCTTGATTTTCGATGACGTTTGTACCGATACCGAGGCGGTTTACTGTTTCCTGGGAGACGTTGTAAACCGTGATTTCGGCCGTGCAGGGCTTACCGATTACAGCCTGAGAAATTCGAAATTTGCATCGAAATTCACTCAGGTCAATCGCCTGCTGATTGTCTTTATCGACTGCCACAACGAGGCGAAAATATCTCAGCCACTGGCGATTATTGTCTGTTTCGCTCATTCGTCACTCCAAAAAAGGCTCAGCGTTTGGCCCATATCTGAGTACGTCGGCTCATAGTTTTTGACTTGCTTCGGCAACTCGCACCAGAGCGCGCCGCCCATACGCTTGTAGCCAAACTGTGCTAATAGGTTGACACCTGTCACCAGCGGGAGGCTGTGAAGCGCGTCAGAGCCGTCCGTTCGGACCATATCTAAAAACCAGCCGCCGCAATCCGCATCCCGATAAATCAGCGTCATGCGGTAGTTATATTCGCCGAGCCGGATGGAAAAGCTCTGGGCGCCAGTACTAAGGGGAATTTGATAAATACTCATGGCCGATTCCCCGCTGTAGTTAATACTGGTTGCGAGGTGCCACGCTGATTAACAGAGGCCGTCTGCTGAGGATTCTTTTGCTGAGCTTCCTGCAACGTGACTTCTTTTGTCCGGGCGAATCTGATTTCCTCAAAAGTGATGTCCACTACTAGGGAGCTTTCCGTGTCGACGGTCGACGTTGTTTTCAACTTCGTGATGATGACTGCCGGATATTGCTTCTTGCCGGTAGAGAGCGAAAACGGCTCCCGTTTGGCCTGTAACTCAAGCAACTTCTCATAGACGTCTTTCGTCGTGGTCAGGCCCTTAAAAATCGAAAAATCCAGAATCGAATTTAGAAGCCTTGAGGAATCGGACCAGCCGAACTGGCAATTAATCACCGTCGGCATCTGATACGCATGATCCGAAACATTCGCGCCAGTATCGACCGGATGGCGCGTAACCACGACCTCGTTTTCGTGCTCCTCGCTAACCACGACGTCCGGAATAATTCCGGCAAATTCTCGTTTTCGGCCTAGAAGCAGAGCCTCCAGGCTGTACGGTAAAGAGGGCATATTTCCTCCTTAGCTAAGATTGCGCTGGCCGTATCGGTTCTGTGCCAGCAGGGTCTCATGCGCCACGGCCTGGCCGACAGCGCGCGGATTATCTGCCCCGTTGATCGTGATGTTTTGGTTCACGACGACATTACCCCGAGACGGGATTTTGTCCCTCTCATTGACGACCTTAGATCTCCACTGCGACTGCGCTGCGGCGAGCACCTCTTTATCAAAAGAGGCGCCTTCGAAATACTGAGAGGCGCCTCGGAAATTCTCATGCTCCGTGATCGACTGCATGAGCGCCTTAAGCACACGGGGATCACTCAGGTCGAGGCGTGTCAGCGCGCCGACATCCGAGCCCAGGCGTTTGCTCATGTTGGCGGTCACCGACTGGATATAGGCGCCCGTATTATTCTCGCTGGACGGCGCGTACTTGGAAATAATCGACGCAACGTTATCCAGCCCGGCATTCGCGTAGGCCTTGAGCTGCTTGCCCAACGCGCCCCATCCTTCTTCCGGCGTGCGGTAAATAGTAAAAGCACCGTCATTTGCCTGATTTCGCGATACCGGACGCATATTGCCCGGATTGTTGTTTCGTAGCCCTCGCGTCATTTTCCCCGGCGCCGGAGGTGCTTCTGTCTGAGCGGGTTTCCCCGACGCCGGAGGTGCTTCTGTCTGCGCGGGTTTCCCCGGCGCCGGAGGCGGTTCTGTCTGAGCGGGTTTCCCCGGCGCCTTCGAGCCTGCAGCTCGATACCTGGCCAGCTCCTCCTCGAATCCTTTTTTATCGAAATCGTCCACGATGCTCACGCCCTCCTCGGCCTCATCGTCGAGCACTGTTTTTTGTTTGGTGTACTTTTTACGCAGGAACGCCTGCACCTGCTCATCATCCATGAGGTGGCGCTTGTAGCGCTCGGCGTCCTGAAATTCGTCCGCCTTGAAAAAGAAGTTTTTGAGATAGTCGCCGAAGCCGTGGGACTGATCCCAGATATTTTTTTCTGTCTGGATCCATGCGGGCAATTCTTGCGAGAGTGTTTTATTAAACTTTTCGGCAACCTTATCCAAACCAAGGCTATCGGTCAGCGTACCAAAAGCGGCCTGGCTCCCCATGGAGATAATCTCCCAGGTGCGTGAAAATTCGTTTGAGAGGCGATGCACGGAATCCGCCGACTTGTCGACCATGTCAGCCAGCTCGCCCTGCTGTTTATTTGTTTTTTGGAGCTCGGCGGCAAAATCCTTTTTCATAACGTCGGCATAAATACCGTCCAGCCCCATCATGGCCGCTTCATTTCGCCCGGCCGCATCCCCGAGTGTTTCCCAGCGTTTTCTGAGGTCCAAAAGAATATCGCTATATTCCCTTAGCTGGCCGTTTTTGTCCCGAATGTCAATGCCCGTCAGGTTCTTGATGTACTGATCCATCCCCGGCGTAAACGTCAGTTTGTTGGCAAACGCCTGGATGCTTGAGGCAGCCTGATCATAATTTCCTCCGACCTTGGCCACGGCAGACGCGACATTATTCAAGCCCCGGACAGATCCGCCCACCTGGTTCGTAAGGTTATAAAAGCGGTTGACTTCCTGGGTGCTTTTAGCGAATGCCGCTGTGAACGCAGTGCCTAAGGCAGCGCCTCGCATAGCGATTTCCTTCATGCGCTTTCCGGCGTAGTCGATAGAGGCTTGAAACTTGGCTTGCTCGTCTTTATCGACTACAAAGCCTAAGCGGACGAGGAAACCGGCGAGAACGCTACTCATGGCTGCGCTCCTTCTCTAAAACAAATTCGTTGTATTTTTGGTTGTCGATATAAACGTTCATTAACAAGATGTCCTCGAGTGTCAGATCGCCGCCCTTCAGGTCGAGATAGCTGATCATCCCGTGGTAAACGGGACGCATCAGGAAATCAAGGCCGTCGGGGAGACTTCTGAACGGGCTCGGTTCCTGCTGACTGTTTTCGACGCTATGAGCGAACGTTAAAGATTCAAAGCGTCGATAAAAGGGCGAAGCTCACGCTGTACGACAGCGCTCACTAATACGCATGTGGTTGTGAAATCGATGTCATCGAACGCCAGCGTGCCGCCCGAATACACTCGGGTCCAGGTTTTTCCGTCCTCAGAACGACGCTCGACCACGCTCAGCGCAGTGCGCACGCAGTAGTCGAAATCCGCGTCCGGCATGGCCGCAATGCGATCCAGGAGCGGCTGACAGACCGCGAGCAACGTACCGAACTCGGTCAGTTTGTCGCTCAATGTCGCTTTAGATTCCGGCATGGATTTCCCGTAAGCTGTCCACATTTCAAAGAGGACATTGTTGAATGCCGTGGGCATTAGCGGCCCGAGCCGCTTTTGGAGCTTCATAGCTTCAAAAAGGTCGAGCCGTCCGACAATGTACTCATGCCCCTGCAATGTAAATTTTTGAGGTACGAGTTTGTCCATTAGTAAGTCCCGCTAAGAGTATCAATTTTGCCGCAGTCAAAGCCCCATTCAAGAACGGGCTGGCCGTCCTCGGCGAATGTCTGACTTGGCAGGCCTTGGAATGCGACGCTTCTGGCCACGATCGTGTCCGTATTGCCTTTGTTTAGAACGGTGATGACATTGTTGCCCCATGCGCTCGAACTCAAACTTTGGGCGTTAAACATAGCCTTGAGCTTTGCGTTCACGGGGGATGTATAAAGAAGCCGAATCGTAAGTTTTCCACTTTTGTCTGCCCTCAAAGAATGCATAACCTCGCCATCTGCGCCCGGCGTCATATTGTTCCGGGGCTGATTAAACTCGACGGAAATACCTTCTTTGGAAGCCGCGGAACCGTATCCAAGATCGATCACGCCGGTCGGCCCTGCGAATGTCGCAGTGACATCCATAAAGGAATAAGTTGCCATCCTGTTTCTCCTTATCGATTGATCGTGAGCGTGGCATCAATAAAGTGAACTGCGCCGCGCAGTTTGATAGCCACCTTGATCGGCGGTGCTTTGCGGGCCTCGCGGTCGCTCTGCGCCTGTTCTTCCAGCGGCTGAATGTAGACGTAATATCCGGATGTGAGCGTATCGCCCTTCTGGAGAGATCCGAAAGAATCGCCGTTCCAGACGCCCGGCGCGATGAGACCGTTTCGGACACCCGCGTCCAGCGACTTGTTGATCGTCGCCAAAATTGCGGTCATGCCCGCTTCGTCCTGGCCGATCTTTGTCGTAGTCGTATAGAGCAGATTCCAAAGATCGGTTTCCACTCGATTCTGCTGCCAGTCAAGGCCATGGGTCTCGTCAATGAACCAGCCTCCGGACATGACGCCTTCCTTGTAGATGGAAGTGTCATTCTGGAATGCCACGAATACGTTGACGTTTTTGTTTCTTAAGGCCAGCGACTGTGACGTTCTCAGGTTCTCGGCAACAACGCCCGGAAGCTGTTTAAATTTTAGAGTGATCGTGGTATTCGATCCCTCGAAATTGATCGTGCTCATGCGTCCGAGGACCGAGACACCGGCAGTGTCGCTGGTGCTGGAGAACGTGCAGATCGTGCGGTTATAGCCCAGCGCCTTGAGCTTAGAGCCCAGCGAGGTGCTATTTGTAGAATCCATTTCGCCCGTATTCTGCGACGTCCAGGACACGATACGAGAGGGTCGCGCGGCATTGATGAGCGCAGAGACTTCCAAGGCATCCGCGTCCGTCCAGTCGGTTCCGCACACATAAAGACCGTACCAGTTGGTGTAATCCAGGCAGGCCGTTACCGCGTCGACCAGGTCCTCAGCTTCCGTGCCATTGACTTTAGTCGTTCCGGCATCCAGGCCCATGAGCTTAGACAACTCGGTAGAAGAAACGTTTGCGACGGAAGAATTCACGCCCGTGGTGGCGGATTTGATAATGAATCTCGTACCGTCGAATACGCAGGTGCCTTTTGAGGCCAGCGCGGTTGTAATCTGAGTTGCTACGCCGTTCAAATTGCTCTGGGAGCTTAGATCGACGCTGGAAACCGAGACAGAAGAACCGTCGATTTCGACCGTGAAAGATCCGGATGTGATTTTCTCGAAGTCAGCGATCTGCTGCTGAGAGATTGCAAGCATACGGCCGCGCAAAAGCCCGGCAGTTGCAGTTTTAGCCCAGCGGCCGACAACCAGCTGAGAGGGCTGGGGAGACTGGCCGAAGAAAGTGACCGCGGCCTGATACTCAGGCGCATCAGTTCCAAAATCGGCGGCGATTCCCTCCACGCCCGAATAGGTGCGCAGGCGCTCGTCCGTGTCAATGACATCGCTGGTGCCGAGCACTAACATGGCCCCGAAGTTGCGAAGTGCGGCCGCGACCGGAGACATTTCGATCGTGACGTTTACAACCTCGGAGACCGGTAATGTAGGAGCAACGCTCATAATTTACCTCGTTCTGTATAAAAGTCGACATCTGCACCGACAATGGTGCGAACGCCGTAAGTTCTGGAAACCTTCCGGGCAACGTGGAAGGTCATGTCGTATCGATCGACCCACGTCTCGCAAACGAGATCAGGAAGGCGCATAGCCTGCGAATCAATCGCTTTTAACGTGAGACCCGACTGGCGCAGCAGTGAGCGGTTCTGGCCGATCTGCGCCGCGTCTCTGAATCTCTGCGCGAGGAATAGAGCTCGGGGACCGTAAAAGCTCAGCACAAACTCATAATCCTCATGCACCACGGAAGTCTGATCCCCGGAAAGCGGAAGCGATGGATCGCCCTTGCGTCCGTCAAGGTAGACAGGCGTGGTGTCCAGGCTTTTGAGGGCCAGCGCGCACCAGTCGGCTTTTAGCGCCGGCTGAGTACCAGGCTTAGGACGCCAGGAGGCACGGACTAGATCGAGCCGCAAGCCAATAAGTTCAGAGATCCACTGGCGCAGCGGGTCCATCAGCCCTGTCTCATTGTCCGAACTCGTCGGGCGTAATGCTCCGGCCGTCCGGCTATCAGTAACTGCCATCGCTCACCTCCGCAGGCCAACAAGTCAGCCGCAAAAAGCCCTTGCCGAACTGCGAGTAATCCGCGCAGTCTTTGACGACAAAGCGCTTGCCGCGCCACTCGACCTCATCGTTTCCGGAGCCGCCGAAGCCCGCGGGCATATCGGCAATCATGAAGCGCACTAAGATCGTGCCCTCACGCCGGAGCGCCTCTGGTAGTCTGGCGATGGTCTTTGTGTCGGCCGTGATGACTGCCATAACCTCAGCGCTTTCGCCTTCGGTCCACGTGGGATTACCAAACTCGTCCAGGCCCTCGACAAAATGAATCAGCTTGCAGGGCGAAGTGAACAAAGGGGATCGGATTACACGTTCAACGTCTAAAGTCGCCATCATTCCTCCACCACAACGCCGTCAATGGCGTCGCGTAACTGTCCCGTGTTAATCAATGGCCGGATGCCCACGCCTTCCATCTCGTTCTCGCGGGTGCCCTGGGTAAGGCGCGAGCGGTTACGGTTTGCGATTGTTCTGGGCTTGAGCGGCTCGAAGTCGGCCGTTTGCATGTAGCTTTTGACCGCCGAGGCCGAGCGAATCGCCAGGCGCTCGAGTGTCTGGCCACACTTTTTCTCGTCGCCCTTGAGCGCGCAGTCCATGGCGCCCTTGAGGCCGTCGACGATCATTTCCCGATTCGCCTCAAGGCCCGGAACTAGAAACGGTCGCGGCGGAATATTGTTCACCGGAGAGCCGTTCTCATGTACAAAGCCCAAAAGGTGGTTGCTCGGGCCGCCATCGTTTCGCGTATCGTCCTTAGTGCCTGCCGCGATGCCGACATAAACGGCAGTTTTCGCCAGACGCTTCAGTGCCTGGTTCAACTCGCCGTCATGCCGCACAATGGAAACAGAGATCGTCTTTTTCATATCTGCCTGGCCCCTGCTCCGAACAACTGAATCAGCTGCCACAGCTCGCGGCCGTAGGCGGTGAGATTCCATGAGCCGGCTCCCTCCTCGGACGAGGATGAGGTGTCGTAACTCACAGATGCACCGTCTACAGACATCGAAGTGACCTGGGCCAGTGCGGAGGTGTCTCCGCCGTTGCCGCCGTCAGCGGCAGACCCTTGGAGCTTCAGATAGTGGGCTGTATACAGCCCCATGACGTGCGCCCGGATCTCGGGATCTGGCCAGCTTTCCTCTGAGAAAAATTTAGCGGCTAAAGCTAATCGAGCTTTAACCGCTATGTCCGGATAACTGTCCGAATCGATCTCCGGAAAAAGTTTGCGAAATTCCTCAAGCGTCAGAGGCTGGTTTAACATTTTCAGCCTCCTTCACAGTTGTGGTCTTTTTCGCATTTTTCTTTGGCGCCGGTTTTTCCTCCACTACCGGCTCAGCCTTTTCCTCGGCAGGTTCCTCGACCTTTTCCGCAGCCGGCTTTTCTTTTGCCGGCGGCGTGATGTCGATAAACGTGGCAAGGTGTGCTTGCAGGTACGGCTGAGCCGCGACTGCGTCCTCGACCTCATAGGATTGTGACGGCTTAAATTCGAACTGCTGAGATCCCATATTCAGCACCAGCGGACAACGAACTGAAATTCGTTTCATAAAGCCTCCTTAACCTGCTGCCAGGTCGGCGTAGTAAACCATTTCCGGACGCACGAACTCGACACCACCGAGAGCTGAAAAGTACGGAACTGCCTGCTCGAAGTTACGATACTGTACCGGGAGAGAAGCGATCGGAACCAGCGGGAAGCGGACCACGTCCTCTGCTTTTGTGTATGCCACAATTCGCGGCGTAGAGAACAATGTCGTATCAGCCAGCCAACGCACAGGGCGAATGGTCAGCGTACCGCCATTGGCTACAGAGAGGTTGTTAGCCTCAACATAGCGCAGCAGGTTCATTTCGGTATTAGTCAGCTGTGTGCTCACCAGTTTGCCGAAAATAGCCGGAGGAACCAAAAGGTTCTTCGGAATGCGGTTGTACTGCGTTGCCTTCCAGGCTTTTTCCAGGATGTTATTGAAGTAGCCGATAACGGTCTTTACATCCGTGGAATCGGTCCAGGTGCCGACATTTTCATGCGTTACCTGGTCAGAGTTGAGCAGGCCCTTAACACCTACCTCGTCGTCACCGACGTAGACCTGAGTATCAATGTCGAGCTGATGCTTCATGCGCATAGCAGAGTGTTTCTGCGCATCGATCGGGCGACCTGCCTGCATGGCCTTCTGCAGCTCGAAAATCGTGTAAGCGACTTCCATGCCCCAGAGTGTAAGCGGCGTGGCTACCTTCTTCAGAGAAACAGAAACGCGGGCGGGCGTGGAATCCGGGCCCTTAATGAAGGACTTTTTACCCGTGCCTGTGCCGCCGAATCCGCCCATATATTCGGACTGAATGAAAGAAGAAACCTCATCGGCGATCGTCACATCGTTGCGCAGGTCGATATCGCGGCCATACGTAAAATCTGCGATCGGTTCATAGATTCTGGAATCGAGACGCTCGAGCTCACCGACCAGGAATGCGCCGGTAGCGGAAATTGTTTCAGCGTCAGCAAAACGTCTTACCATTTTTTGCTCCTATTAGATGTTGAATGCGATTTCGGCCAGGCCCGCGTCATCCTTCGCGCCCATAAAGACGCAGTTAGGAATAGCCGTGGCGTCTCCCGCCTTAGTGGCTGTAACGCCTTTGTTTGCGGCGTCCAAGTAGACAGCTCCTCCCGGCGCCGGAGTACCTGCCGCACGCACGGCAACGTAGCCGCGGCGCAGGATGCAGACAAAGGCGTCTTTCGGCCAGGCCTTTCCATCAGGGCCCACCTGGCGATAGTCGCGAACTGCGATGCCGTAGACCTTGGAGGCATCAGTGGCCGGAGTGGACTTACCGGTTGCGGTCAGAGAAACCAGAACGCCGTCATCGGCGACCGGAGTTGTTGTGTCGTTCTGTTTGACTTCTGTTGTGTAGTCAAACATGCCGCGAGTGATATCGCCGGCAGAACCGCGAGGCATAGATGTGCCAATGAACTGAGACATTATTTAGCTCCCCAAAAATCGTTAAGTTTTTTCTGGACGTATGCGATCGAGTTGACTGAATCCTCAGCGCTGTCGCCGTAGCGTGTACCGCTGGCCCTCGGATTCTTTCCGGACTTGGACATAGCGACTGCCGCCTTGAAGGCGATATCCAGCGCTTTGCCGTCGAGCTCGGAGGAATCACCGAACTGCTTCACGCCGGCGCCTTTCAGCGCCGTGCGCATAACGCGCTCGATCTGATTACGTGTAAATTTGCCGCCCTTGGCGTCGCCCACAGGTTTTTTCATTCCCGGGCAAAGGGCCTCAGCGTCGCCGATGATGGCCTGAGCGTCCGGATCGTCGATCAGCTCATCGTCATCATCCGGATCAACGGTGTCATCCGGCACAGGCGGCGTATCTGCATCGCCCACGGGCTTCTGAGCCTGGGCCTTGGCAATGGCTGCCACTGCTGCCTCGAGTTTGGTGAGGCGCTCCTCAAGTGTCGGTGTCGGAGCAGGAGCGGGCGCCGCGTCAGGTGCGTCGTCGTCCTGAACCTGGAGCTTGTCCACTTCCTCGTTAAATGCGTCCTCGTTTCCGTCGCGGAACAATTTCCGCAGGCGGGTCTTTAAGCTATTTGCCATGCTTCCGTCTCCAATTTTGCAGCCCGAGCATCGGGCTGATACCACTAGAGCAACGTGGTTGCCCACGATGCCAATTTGCTCAATCCCCTGGGGCGTTTCCTGCGTATCCGCGTCATACCCGCATGAGACTTCCTTCAAATCCCCGCTCTCGACTGCCTCGATCGCCTTTCGATCCGTCAAAAGCAAATCGGCGAGAAGAAAGTCCGATTTGTCACCCTCTCCCCGCCGAACGTTCTGGGTCGTACCGACTGCAATCTCCCGCCAGTTGTCCGGATCTGCGAATCTCGCGTGACCGATGACTACCGGCTTGGCCTCAAACGAGGCAATCGTTTCGGGATTAAAAATTTGTTCTTCCGGCCGCCATACCTGCACTGCGTGGCCGATATTTGGCAAGCCGACCTCAGCCGCTGAATATTCAAACGATCCGACGCGGCTAATCGGAACGTCCCTGCATAACAAATAGCCCTCTGGAGTTTTTTCCTTCAGAGGGCTGATTTTTTCCGTGGTCAAGAAGCGACCGTCTCGAAATTTCCTTCTCATTTGTCCTTCTCGTAGAAAAGCGGTTCAGGCCAGCACCGACAATTTTTTACTATATAATTATTCATTGTTGTTCTGTACCAACCTTTGCTTGTCTCTAAGGTATAAACATGTCCAGAAAAATCTCGTCTGAACGTATTCAATACGCGAAATCCCTTGTAGAGTCTGGCTCGACCATCACGGATGCCGCCAAGCAAATTGACTGCAGCCCCGACGTCTTGTCTTTGAAACTCCGCGCCCTTGGTGTCGATACAGCGCGGTATCGAAGTGGCCGCGGCCTCCATGCCTTCAATCGGAAGAAATTGAACAGCCCCGAAATCATCAGACGTTACCTTTCCGGGGAATCGATCCTGGCTCTTGCTAAGAGCTTTGGCGTCAACAGGTCCACTATCACTACTCGCCTCAAAGAGGCAAACGTTTCTATCCGCAATGGCTCCCAAGCAAACGTCATCCGCTTCGCCAGAATGTCGTTCGATGATCGCCGGGCCCTCTCCAAGAGCGCGCGGGACGCGCACATGGCTAACATCATGGCCAACTCCGCTCATTACAGCCGCGGCCCCGGAGAGTTTGAAATAGCCACCGCGCTCCGTGAGCTTGGCTACGATGTCAGGACACAATCGCCCTTGGACAATGGCACTGTCGACATCGCCATCGGGAACGTCGCCGTAGAAATTAAAATGTGTTCCGGCGGTTCTTACGGCTTCTCCAGAAAACGCGTCAAACAAATCCGCAATGCGAACATGATCCCGCTGTTTGTCGGATTCAACCATATCGACTGTATCTCCGAACGCCTGGAGGAGATAGTCGCCCTCATTGATTTCGCCTGCCGGCACCCAGCCCCGTTGGGTAAGCATTGGGTGATTCGGTGTCGCTGTTATGACAGAACCGGCGCAACCAATATCTACGACACATCCATTGAACGGCGATCGGATAACTCGGATGATGTCGCTGTCTAACCGGACTAATGTATCGCCCGGAAAACAATTAAAAACGCATCCGGGATGGCTGCGAATAGGCGTGCCGCCTGCACCCACATCGCAGATCGGAGGATCGCTCCAGGCATGAACGGTCTTATCCAGCTCGCGATGTCTCGGGCGCACTGCGTTATCGCCGACCGTGTGCCACACGTAATGTGTAGAACCGACGGCCTGGGCCCTGGCCTGCGTGAAGTTGGATCGCGCTCGAGCGGTCTCGGTTCTGGCAATGCAAATCGCTCGGGATTCCGTAACGCCGCCCAGCTCGTTTTTGATGCGCTGGACGATATCGGCATAGCGCTGGCCATCCGATAACCCGCTAGCGGCCCATTCCTGGGCCTTCTTGGCGGCCTCCATGGGCAAAGAGCGGATCAGTGCGACCTGCTCCTCGCGCAGGCGATTGAAAATCGGCCCGGCGGCTGCGTCCTTCAACTTGCGGCGAGTTTCCCGGCTGATCTTTTGGCCAATCCTGAGCCAGGTGTCGTAATCTGCCGAGGCCGCGCGGCGCAGCATGATGTCTGCCACGGAGCGAGCCCATTCGTCGAGCCGCACTGAATAATCAAACAGACTGAGCTGGAGCTGGCTCGGGTCGCTTCCCTCCCATTCCAGTGCTATTTGTGCGATCTGTTTGGCCACTGCCTTGAGCCGCTTGCGATACCAGCGGTCCAAAGCCGCCGTTTTGGCCTGCTCCCGGAACTTGTTCTGCTGCTGCATTTAATCCTCCTGGCGGCATAAGCTCGTTTTCCTGTTTCTCTGCCTCGTCGATGTCCTCCTCGGTAATCGAGGAGAAAAGGCCGATGGTCGGGCTGAGCTTTTTGAGCTCCTTCATTGCGTTCGGCAGTGAGATTGATTCACTCTGTAACGCCTGCACAATCGCACCGACCATGGCCGTAGCAAAGGCACCTTTCTGCTCGTTGGTCATCTGCCACAACGGGCGGAAATCGAAATTGAAATCTTTGTCCGGAGCATGTCCGGTCACGCTCATATAAATGACGTTCAGGACTTTCTTTAGGCCCGGGCGCAGCATCTTTTCCTGCTGCTGTTTCGTATTGTCGTAGTAGAGCCGAATGTCGCTCTCGCCGGTGGAATTGAATCCGACCGGAGACTGACCGAACAATCGTACCAGCGGGATGCCCGTGGCGCCGGAGATCTGCTGAGCAAATTGAAGGAGCACCTCGGGGAGGCCCGTGAACGTGTAGGTCATCGTCTGGAAATCATCCTCAATGTCCCCGAGCGTCATGCCCTCAATGGACTGGAATAGCCGGGTATGCTCCATCTGCGTCATGAATCCCTTTTTGGCGACGTCGTTTGTCAGAATGGAGCGCAGGCCCTTGACCTTGTAATAGCGCAGGTAACACTTATTGACGAGCTGAGCCGCGCCTTCGGTCGCCATATCAAACATCTCGATTCGGTTGAATAGCGGCTCCAGTACGCTCGCGCCCCAGCCGCGATACGCCTGTCGCAAGTAATACGGCAGCCGGCGCCCTTCAAAGCGGATACAGCGCGAATAATGAATTTTTCCTCCGGGAATATCGATATCGCTCTGCTCTGCGAAAACCTGGTAATAAAGCGGCTTGCCGAAGTTAGGCCCGAGCTCCTGGACGACTTCTGTCGACGGGTTGACCTGCCAGCAGTCGAGAACGAGCAGCCCTTTGAAGGCGCCTTGTTTAACCGGTCCGAGCGGTGTGCCCATGTCATCACCGTCAATGAGAAGAACGGCCAGCGAACCTCCGTAGAGACGCGCCCACTTCAAAGCGTCGCACAGGCTATCCCAAACTCGGAATTCGTCGAGTGCAATATCGATCGCAGAAGCGACCTCCGGATCGTCACACTGGAGCTCAACGCCCTCGCGCGTCATATCATCGGCCACCACGTCAACCGCGAGCCCGCACATCCATGAGCCCTGATAAGCCCATTCCAACTCGTTGCGCTGGAAAGACTTGAACTCAGGGATGTAGCGATTGCCGTTGAGCGTCGTGCTCGTATTTAAGCCCATGCGCAGGAGCGGGTTCTGAAACCCGTCGGCAAACTGCTTGCTGCCGCCGCGCTTTGTCCGGGAAAGTTTCTTGTTTACCTTCATGCTTAACCTCTGCCCAGGCGAATGAACTCATCGAGCCCCGCCTGTGTGATATAGCCGTCGAGGCTGTATCGAATGGCATCGATGCCGTGATTGTATTTATCGACGATGATCGGGAGGACCTCGTTCGTTTTAGGGTCGACCTTGTAGCTGTAGAGCTTGAATTCCTCTGCCGTATGCCTACAGCGCGGGTGGATGACGATCTTGTCGAAAGATTTCAGATAGGCGATACCGTCCTCAATCGAGCCCTGCCACTTCTCTGCGGCCGAGATATTGAATCCTTTGCGCTTAGCCAAATAGCTGATTGTTTCCGGACGCGAGCAGTCGGCCTTGATCGGCCAGCTCCTGGAGAGCGGGACCGAATCGTAGAGCGCCGGGAGCTCGTCTAACTCCACGCCGTGACCGAAAGCCTCATATTCGACATACAGCCGATTGTCGTACATGAACGATCGCACCAGCGTGCTCGGGTCGTTCGCAAAGCCAAAGTCAGCGCCGAAAAATAGCCTGTCGGCCTTCTGCCAAAGATCGTCCGGAAAACTCTCGACCGTGAACATGCCGCGGAAAATCTGCGCGTCGCTGATTGTCCGGGGAAATCCTTCCCACACATGCAAATAGTTCTCGTAGTCGTTTTTGCGATCCCATTCCATCTGCCGGCGCAACGCTTCCGGAAAATGCGGGTTCTCGTCAAAATTAACTTTCCGGACATAGGCGCCGGGTGGCGGCGCATCGGTCAGGAATAATTTGGTTGTCGGATCGTCGGCCAGGAGCGGATTAAACGAGACCCATATTTCGGAGCCCGCTTTTCGGATGGTCGGTATCAGTGTCTCCCAGGAGACCTGCGAGACTGACTGGCCCTCCTCAATCCAGCATATATCGACACCTTCAATCGACTTTACCGACTGCGCTTGTCTCTGCTGCAGGCCCTTAAAGAAAAACCGAGAGCCGTTTATATGCCGGATCTCGGCCTCTAGGAACTCGAAGCGGTGGCTCAGCCCCAGTCGCTCGGCCGTATCTTTTAGCAATTGGTACGACGAATCGGCAATCGAATTTTGAAACTCACGGGAGCACAGTACGCGCAGCCGGGACAAATTCGACATGACGATCAGGGCCTCAGCAATTGCCCACGACTTTCCCGAACCGCGGCCGCCATAGAAAACTTTAAATCTGTGCGGGCTCCACAGCTCGGAAAAAGGATCGTTCATTTTTTACCCTTGGCTACTTCTCTGATTTTCTCGTAGACGCTTGCCAGGCCCTCGCCTCCGGCGCCATTTGTATCCAGTTGGATCTTTGCACCCTTGCGCCTGGCGACCACTTTCAGTCGGATCTCTGCTCGAAGTCGGCGATGCGCCACGGCGTCACCCTTTTTCACGGTGCTCGATGCCCCGTGTTTCTCGCTGAACGAATCAATCGTCTCAGATGCTTCTTCCATCGTGTCGGAAATGTCGACGGCCTCATCCTCCAGGACCTGATCGCCAAAATCTCTCGCGCGCGCGAAGTCTACGGCAAAGTCATTCCGGTCGACGGTCCACTGATAAACGGTAGAAGGCGGGATTTGCATATCCCGGCAAATAGAAGTCAGGGTCTCGCCACTTGCGAGCCGTCTTAGGATCTCTTTGGCCTTGGCAGGCGTGTACTTAGTTTGACGCCCCTGCTTACGCTTCGGGACTTCGCTTTCGTCCATGGCTGCCTCCTTATTTTATAAGGCTGTAAGAAAATGCCAGCATCAAAATAAGGATTCCCCAGCGGAAACAAAAGGCCCAAATGGGATACTTTTGGAATATCTCCATAACCAGCTTCCTACAGTGCTTTGATATAATTCCCATATCGACCTACTACTTTAGGTTGACACTAAAAACCCCGCCTAGCTCCTAACTAGACGGGGTTTGTTTTTGGTAATAAAAAACCGCCACGCGGGCGGTTACAGTGTGTTATCGGTTACTAGTAAACAATGATTCCTTGCTTTCTTTTCGCTTCGCAATAATCATCGTATTTTTTCAGTTCTCTATGCGCACGAGCCGGGGCTTCCTTCTTGAGCTTAAGGCCCTCAAAAGCGGGCCCGCTATGGTCAAACCAATCGGAAGGAAAAGAGGCGGGAACCCTTCTGTAGCACTCTTCTGTTTCAGGTGTAAGTTTTTCGGCCATACCCTTCTCCTAAACAATATGGAGGTCTGAAAAATCATTTTTCAGGATCCGTTCTAGTATTTTACCAACCTCTGCCGCCAGGGGTCTAGGAGAAGGGCTACAGAGGTACTCAGAAACAGCCTCGGCAAAGAACTCTGCTGTATCCTTGGCTGCGTACTCAGACAGCTCCTTTTTTATAACGCCCGGATCGTTTTTCAAAGAAAGATTTGAAAGTGCTTTATCCGCTATGCGTCCGGAAATGAAATACCTTTTCTTTCCCTTTTCCGTCGTATCAACGCCGGCCGCTTGCATTAGTTTTTCTATGCGCCCTTCGAGCGCATGACCTAGCTCATGCGAGGCTACTGCATAGGCCGCTCCTTTAGACATGGCGCCTTTGGGGTGGAATTGCGTAGCCATGTTATTGCTAAACTCAGTAGCAAAATCGGTCTCTTTTCCTCTTTTAAACCAAACGGAGCTTAGATCAATAGAGCCGGAGGGCATGAAGCACTCTCCGTACGTATTGCTCCCGATAGATGCAAGTCTAGCCTTCCCTAGATTACCTGCCAGGAAAGGAAACTTAGAACAAATATCGGAGTACGCCTGCCCAACGCCTCGCGCGGTTTCCATACTCATAAGGTTAAAGTTTTCAGTCGGCGTATTCATTAGCCCGCTAGCCTCCAGGGCGGTGACGACATCGACCGTCGAAGTGGCCGAGGCTAAATCCGCATTCAGCTTCGCGATTTGAGGCTTAACATTCTTTGCAAGCTCCGTTGCAAACTGCGCCTGAAACTTTTTCATACCTTGTATCTGCTGGCGCGTAAATCTCTGCGCCTGATACAGCTTCTTCTGCTTTAACAGACGATTTTTGCGGTTCGTCGGACGTCTGGACGGCAGAGCAGCCAGGGCTTCAACCTTGTCTCCGAGCTTAGAGGAGGCTTTATCCAGGGCTTTATAAAAATCCGAATTTCTAAAGTCTGCCCGGTCCGTATACCAGACAGAGGCCTCGGCAACCTGCCTCAGAGCAGAAAGGCGAAGTCTCTCGGCATAAAGATTTTTAAGGTCCTCTACTTCGTCCGGCTCCAGGCCGTCCTCGCCTTTCGTAAGGTCTCCGTAGTCCTTTTCAAAAATATCATCGACACGTTTGCGAGCGGCCTGAAAACTCATCGCGCGCTCATATACCTTCTCCGCTTCGTCCGGGCCATACGAATAGCCCATGGATCTCAAATGGTCGTACTCTTTATCGAGCTCTTTGAGAATTTGGTCCTTGTTATCTAGGTCAATCGTGTAGGGATAATTAAGGTCTTTGATCGCCTTACCTACGCTGTCCGGAGTAAATTCCTTCTGCGTTGACTTAACCAGATTAGCCGTTTTCGTATATTTGTCGGAGCCAGTGTACTGAGGCTTCTGGGGAGCCTTGGGCGCTTTAGACCATTCAATCACGGCCTGAGCTCCCGGCTGCTCCTGTCTGCCGCCTCTGGGTGCCGCAGAGATATGGCGTCCGTTAAACTTTCCGCCCATGCCTGCAAGAACCTCTCCGGTTCGATCGTCCAGTTTGACCGGCGTACCTTTGTTTTCGGGGCCGTTCGGTTTCACCGTGATCCACTTAACTCCATCCTTAAAACGGACGGGGACGCGGCCGAGGATTTTGATATTCATAAAGCAAACCCATAAAAAGAAACAGCCCGATCGCGAATGACCGAGCGGCTCAAACCCCATGTACTTACTCAAAGAGAAAGATCGGTTGTTGCACGGGACGATCAGCCCGCATTTCCTTAGAATCATTCTTGCCAAGTAACAATCCAAAGGAGAATCCATGCCCTATGAGCTGCCGGCAGACGTGCTGATTTATCACAGAAACAAAATTTTTATTGATGCCGCAAAAGCATCATCCGACTTCATAAAAGAATTCCGTTTATTTGTCGGCGAGGACATCGCAACTTTTCAGCGCCACTTGGATGAGGTTTTTATCGATGTAACAACCCTCGAGATTAAAAAACGGGTTGAAAACCCATGCCCCGAGGCTCTGGCCTCCGCTCAGCGTCTGGTTGAATCTTACCGCCCGATACACGAACTTTTCCACGATGCCGAGAAAGCAAAGACCTCGGCCGAGCTCAGGCATCGACTTGAAAGCGCAATTCAACGCGTTAATTCCGTCACCGAAAACCTAAAACGGCTATCCAAGTATAAGAAATACCTTAGACGCGACGTGAATATTCACGAGGTTATGGAACTGTTTTCCAAATACTCCGGAAAAGAACTCGAGGACCAAATAATTCTGAAGTTCGGCACCAAGGGATTTCAAAAACGCGTCAAAGCGCGAAAAAGGAAAAAAGTAAGCAACTTCGTTATGGTGGCTCTAATAGGCGGAATACTTCAGGCCCAACCATTGGCTAACGGCATTTCATTCCTTCTTGGATTGCCTAAGACCGAAAACTTTCCTGCCTTTGTCGAACAAATTAAGAAGGGCATCGGCAAGAAAATAAAGCAAGCTCAGGAGACAGAAAAGCAGGAAGCCGTACCCAATCGCGTCGATAACGATCTGGGGACGCCTGCCGTCGGAATCGAGAATCAGCGAGAAAACGTACAGAAAACAGAAAAAGAAGGGAACTCCGAGTTTCAAGCTGACCTCCTAAGTCTATGAAAAGCAAAAGAGCTGCTTCAATCGTACATCCTTTCAACAACAACTGAAACAGCTCAAGCGTACTACGTTTCTTCCGGGCACGCGAAAGACCGCTATAGAGCGATCAGGCACAACGCGAAGTCGTAGATTAAATTGTTATTCCGACTCTACCACCTTAAACCGCAAATTAATATGGGTACTAACCCTCTCTTTCACCGTTCTGGGCACGCTCGATAGCGTCATAGAACGCCTGGAGGAAAGACCGGCGCCATCCCGGCTCCTGTCTGTAGGAGACTTTGGACTGGCGCAGCAGTCGCTCATACTCCCGGCGCGTGCCGAAAACGAATACCCGGATATGGCGCTTTACCTTTGTTCCGTCAACCCTTTCGGGCAAACTCATCCAGGCGCGCTGCAGAAGCTCGGCGTCTGAATAGTCCGGCGCCGGAAGCAGTGGATCTCGGGTCTTAAGCTCGGTCACTTCCCGCCAGAACTTTTCTTCTTCGGTTTCCGGAGCGCGCTCAAAATAACACTTGGCATAGCGGCAGAAGGTGTCTGTAGGCGAGCGCCATCTGACAGGTTTGTCGCCATACACTCGTCGCCAGTTGGCCAGGCGTTCGTAGAAGTGAGTATCGATCAAAGAATTCTCCTGTTGATTTTTGCTTGATAATTAATTCCTATATCCGGGGAGAGGCAATGGAAATCTTTTTTGGTCTCATTAGCGCCGTCGCGGCCGTTATTGCCGCGTATTTTGGCACCGTACAATTCCTAGACGGGCGCCCTTATATCGCTGATACGAGGTGCCTCATGCTTAGGGACGGCATCGTTCTCTATGTCCAAATCGCTGTCGGCAGCGTCCAGTTCAGGATAAAAAGTGTTTCTGTGGATGGAATGCTGCTGGGGCAGCCGACCAACGGGGTGCATAAATTCGGCCTTCATTTGGTTCATTTTCCGCCCGAGGAATCCTTTGTCAAAGAACTTCCTATCGACGTAGTGCTCGACCCGATAATGTCTCCGCTTCCTCGAGAATTGTTCTTTATCTGTAAGCCAACTAGATCCTGGACCCCCGCGGACAGTCTCCGAATAAACATCCGGATGTCCCGCTGGGTCAGGCTGACAAAGACAATCGCGATAGCAAGGAATAGCTGAGTGATTGAGATGATCATTAGGCTTGTTTCTATGGACATCTTTTTCTCCTGGATCAGGCGGCCGTAAGCCGCCCGGATAAAAATCAAACTTCGGTCACGATTCCGTCAGAGCTCGTAAAGCCCACGTCAAAGGACTTGCCGTGCAGTTTCGTATAGAAGAAAAGACGTGCATATACGGTTGCAATGGGCTCACAAATTTTGAATATGCGGGCTCGCCTTTCACCTTTCCGGTTATAGGTGATCACCGCGCAGGCCGGCGCCTCTGTATCGCTGTCGTACCATTCGTCAGGCGCCGATTCTGAAAAACCGATCTGGATCGTCCAGTGATTCGCCGGACCGCACCAGAGCAAACTATCCTCCGTGCAGGTGCCGTAGACGAAGGCGTCCAGGGCATGGAAGGTCTCCATGAATTCGACGGCGGCCTTATCTGGCGGACAGTTGAGCGTAGGGCCATGGTACAAATTGCTGTCCAGGATTTGCCCTTTCTTTTCGGCGTAGTCGAACGCTACCGATAAGAGTTTTATTTTTTCTAAAACGTGTGATTCTTTATCTAAAAGCATAGTATTAACCCCTAAGTCGTCCCGTTTATCCCATTTTTAATTAACTTTTAATAAACTTTTTAAATGCGTACGCATGAGAAAGTTTTCTAAAAATCGATTTCAAACGGGACAAACGGGACAAAAATTCCAATAACCCCTCTTTTGGGACAT